CAGTAGATGCAAAAGCGCGGAGCAAAAATAGAGCTGTATGGGATGAATTATATGATCTCGTATCGGACAATTTTGACCCCGACGTTCCCGGCAAAACCACTATAAATACAATTCTTAAAATTATTGATGATGGATTACCTGAAGTAAAAGCTGGACTAGACGGCGATTTTGGACCAGGGACAACGGAACAAGGAGTAATAGATATCGTAAAAGATCTCAAAGGAATAAGAGAAGTGTTAAACCCTAAAGACGGTGCAGGGGCGTATGTTAAAGATTTTAAAAAATCAAAAGCTCCACAGTTCAAAGGGAAAAGCGGTAAGAAAAAGAAAGAAATGGCTGATGCGGCTTATATGCAAGATAAAAAAGAGGGACAATAAATGAGTGATTATGGAAACAATGCAGAAGTAGGCGGAAACTTAACAGTCACCGGGTCATCTACCTTTAATCAAGACAGTGCTGATGTTGACTTCACAGTGGAATCTGATGGTGAAGTAAATATGTTAAAAGTTGACGCAGGCAATAACCGTGTCGGTGTTGGAACAGGTGCGCCCTCTGGAACACTTCATGTAAGTGGTCCTGGTACTAGCGACACTAAAGTTATTATTGAAAGCCTTGGAGATTCATCTTTATGGATTGTTGCTGATACTGATAATGTTACCGAAAATCAGAATCCTAGCTTATATATGTCTCAAGAATCTTCAACAGACGATGCTTATCAGTTTCACATAGGACTTGAAGGACTCGCGGATCAATCATTTACAGGATCTTATTCAGACCAGCCTTTTATTCTTTCACGGAAAGACGAGTCTCAAGCAATGTCCGTGCGGACTTTCCAAATAGCAACTGATGATGGAGGAGAGATTTCTTCGCGTTTTTGTATTGCACACGGTGGAAAAATTCAAATTGCGGATGCGGCTAGGGAAGCAGACTGCCGCTTACACGTTAAAGCAGTAGCAGGAGATATTTTTAAGCTTGAAAATACAACAGCTTACGGCGTGACTTATGGACAGTTAGTAAAATCTGCTTTAACGATTAATGCTGCTGGCTCTACACCTATTGATACAACTTTGAACTTACCAGCAGCTTCTATTGTAGATACAGTGGTTATTAAGATGACAACACCTGGAGCAGTATCTTCGGGTACAACATACAATCTCACCAATATTACTTTAGATAATGGTGCAGCTGCCCTAACTATGTTTAGCTCAAGTTTTGGAGAGTTTAGTTTAATCGGTAATGGGTCCTCCATTGTTTCTGGTACAATGTATTACTTTAACAATGTTCAACCAAATTACCCTGTGGGTGGTGTGGGTCTTCTCAATACTGCTGGTACTTCCGATATTAAACTTGATTTTACAGACGCAAATGTTACAACTAATGCTATTGTTGATGTAGCAGTTTACTACCGAAAATTTGACACGGTGCGATAATCCATGAGTAGATACGCCGACAATGCTACAATATCTGGTTCTATAATTGTAACAGGATCAGCAACCTTTAATGATCAGAGTAAAGATGTTGATTTCACAGTAGAGTCTGATGGTAATACTCATATGTTGCATGTCGATGCCGGTAATGATAGAGTTGGCATTGCTACATCTTCGCCTCAGAGCACATTACACATCAAACCTTCTAGTGGCAATACCAGCGTTATAATAGAAGGAACTCAGGATGTAACGCTAGGACTGGTCGCTGACACGGACAACAGTGGAGGAGAAGATCAAAACCCTAGTTTGTATATGTCACAAGAAACTGACACAGAAGGTGCTTATCAATTTTTGATGGGACTGGAGGGTACTGCTAATTTAAGTTATACGGGTTCTTATACTAATCAGCCTTTTATTCTTTCTCTTAACTCAGAAACTCATAATTCTTTACGGACTTTCCAAATCGCAACATCCGACGGCGGGGACGTATCTTCTAGATTTTCTATTGCCACTGGCGGGAGAGTAGCTATAGGCGATGGCGTCCAAGCGGCAGATGCAAGACTACATATAAAAGAAGCAGCAGGTGATATTTTTAAAATGGAGAATACAACTGCTTATGCTGTAACTTATGGACAACTTGTTAAAGAAAGCCTTACGTTAACAGATGGTGGCTCTCCTTTGGATACAACACTGGATTTGCCAGCACGATCAATGATTACTGATGTACTTATCACGATTAAAACTCCTGGGGTTGGCACGTCTCATAATCTTGAGAATGTTGCTTTAACTGCCAACTCACAAACCAACAATATTAAAGGTAGTTCCTTCCCTAGTGGACTTAGTTTGATTTCAAACCCAGGTCAAGGTGTTGCGGCGGGAACGCAATATGTTCTAGGCAATACTGATCAGAGTTTTCCGGCGGGAAGGGCTACTATGCTTCTTCCATCAGTCGCTGATATTAAATTAGTTTACTCAGACGACGGAATTAGCACTGAACCGATTGTAGATGTCGTGGTATTCTACAAAAAGTTTAGTACAACTTAACCATGCAATTAATCTCGACACATGTTTGTAAAACACAGAATGTTGGTTTCCACGGGAATCTTTTTGGTGGAGCAATGCTTTCTTGGCTAGATGAAGCTGGTGCTGCATTCGCGGCTGAAGTTTGTGGGTCGCCTAGAATGGTGACGGTTAAAATATCAGAAGTTATTTTTCGCAAGCCCGTTCGACCAGGACAGATTATTAAAATCTATGGTGAGGTCGAAAAGATAGGCAATACTTCTGTTACCTTCAAATTAGAAGCAAGAAGACATTCTCCTTATAATGGTTCACAAAAAGTGGTATGCTCAACAGAGATGACTTTTGTTCGTATCGACGGAGACGGAGACCCAGTTCCTATACACGAGAATATTAAAGCAAAATATTCCTCTAACTAAATATTTCAACTACTTATATACAAATAAACGGAGATTTGGATATGCCGCTGTATCACAATAAATGGAGAGGGTTCCTTAACGAAGGAACAAAACCACAACTTACCGAAGAAGAGCAACTTCTCGCAGAAGGACGTTTAGAAGACGTAAAGAAGAAGTATGTTGAGCTTGACAAGAGAGGACTTATCGATGATTTTTCAGCGAAAGACCCGAGTGGTAACAATGCTTACCTTGGTTGGATGGCTAAAAAGGTAGCAGATTTTTTTAGAGACCAGGCTTCTTATTCTGCTCGTCAAGATTTTATTGAGAAGACCAAAGATGGCGTTAAAAAATTCCACTTAAACAAACAACGTTTAAAGAAAAAAGATCTTTATCAATATAAGACAGTCAAAGAGTTGTTTGATGATTTAGAAAAGCTTGGCGATACAGGCAAAGAAAAAAGGCAGAAGAAAAAAGAAACAGCAATGGAAGGGTCGGAGATTGTTTATGATAACGGCGACTTCTTTGCTGTGCGTCCTTATACTACTGATGCTTCTTGCTATTATGGTCGTGCTACACGATGGTGTATCTCTGCTACACAATCACAAAACTACTTTGACCAGTATTCCGCTGATGGGAAAGGGTTTGTTATGGTGCGCATGGAGCACCTTGATGATGATAATAATGAAAAGAAAATCGCACTTGTTTATGACAGAGATGGTCAGCTAGAAGAAATGTTTAATGCTGCGGATGATTCTATTGATGAAGATTTATGGGACAATGCTGTCGGTGTGAATGTTCTTGAAGGCATTTTTGACGGAACAAAGTATTCAGGCAAAGGTCAGATGATGTATAACGAATTGTGGGAAGTTTCCCAGAAGGAGGGGTTTGAAGAAGATAAGAAAGTTCCTGGTATTTGGAAAGCTATTGTATCGAAGATGTCTGATTCCTACGAGGATTTAGAAGAAGAACCTGATCTGGATGACGGTGACGAAGTTGCTACTTGGATTTATGATTCTTTGCTTCGAATCAAAGGCGATATCGAACAACAAGGCTCTGCTAATATCTCACTCAATCCTCCTGGTCCTGACCCTGCTGCTTTTCAAGCAATCCAAGATGAGTTTGACCAAAACGCAAAACATGCTTATGTTATGTTTGATGAATATGACGAAGGTCAGTATTCTTACACCGGTGGTATCACTTGGGAGTTTGATGAGATTGATGAAGATGAGTGGGTTGGTGAACCGGACTTTAGTTATAATGGTGATGAAAACGAGACGGTAATTGACATTGCCAGACAAGCTATGGACGACAACTATATTTATGTTGATGAGATTGAGCTTGAATGGGGGGGTGTCTGGGATCGTGAGAAAGGAGCAATGGGCTCGAACGATGCTCTCTCTATCCGTGTGAACTTTACCCAAGATCATGATGAAGACAGCACACCAGACGGGTTTGAAACTTTTGCCAACCGGGTTCAAGGTTATGACCAGAATTACGACGCTGTAAAAGATGAAATCTTAAACCAACTCTATAAAAATAATCTTCTTAAATCTGAAGCACTTGCCAATGCTCAACAAATCCAAGTTGAACTTGAGAAAGATCTTAAACACTTTGATGAGATTACGATTGGCGATGGAGAGATTACTGCCTATGGCGACCTTCACCTTCAACTGCCACGCATCCCTGCTGATTTCTTTGAGCTTTCCCGCAAGATGGGGACAGGTGATAAACCAGGCGAGTGGTACGATAGAAAAGATGGACTCACTGGTATGTCGCGTGGAATGAAAGAAAGCTATATTGACTTTTTAAAGAATAAGCTTCTTAGGTTGATGGACGATAGTGTAACTCGTCAAAGATTTAAATCTTCTATCGCAAAAATTTTCAAGAAAGCCGAAGAAGATGCTGATAAACAATTGGAACTTCCATTACAAGAAGCGGATAATCCTTACGAGTTAGGCAACTTTACTTACGCCACTGTTCCAAGCCAAAGGGTCTATCATCCAGAAAGCGGAAAGTTTACAGTCCCTTTCTATGTTGAGATTCCTTTGAGAGACGCTTCTCTTAAGTGGAACATGCGCTTCTTACAAGACGTTGATAAGTTCTGGAGTTTAATTGAAGACTCTTACGAAGCAGCTTGGACTGGAATGCTTGAAGATTTTATGGCTCATAATACAACCGTTGCTAAAAGATATCTTTCCATGTGGGATGAGAAAGAAACTGAAGAGAAAGAAAGTTCAGAACAACAAGCAGCTATTGATGCCGAAAGAAAATCTTGGGACGATGCGATGAATGAACATTTCCAAGGGTGGAGGAACTTTTTAAAATGAAAAAATTATTACCAAAAAATTGGAAGCCGTTATTCATAGAAAACTCTAAGATTCCCGTCTGGTTATCTAAAGTCGCTCCACTTAACATCAGCGCCATTACCATTTTCTTTCTTGTATTCTCCCGAGGAGAAATGGATGAAACCACCAAGAGACATGAAACCATCCACTTTCAACAAACGTTAGAAACGTTTGTTGTAGGACTAATATTATTATATTTGTTTGATTGGGTGCGGGGTCTTGTTAAGTACAGGAAAGATTGGGAGGGTCAAAAGAGCACTCGTGGTCGCGAATACACATCCGCTGCTAATAAAGCTTATCACCGCATTAGAGCGGAACAAGAAGCTTATACTAACGAACTTGATGTAGATTATCTACAAACAAGAAAACGTTGGGGGTGGATGTGGAAATATAAAGTGTGAAAAAGTTTTTTAAAAGATTAGATTATAAGTTAGCGATTTTATTGATTATTATTTTAATCGGTATTTGTTTATCCGTATGCCTGCCACGAGTCGAACATGCAGAAAAAATTGTAATAGAGATAAATAAAAAGACCTGCGAAGCAAGTCTATTAAATAAAGATCGTTTAATCGCCAAGTTGAAAGCAAAAAGAAAAGGCGAATGTAAAATCTATCTTCTTACAAAGCACTAATACCTATTGACTAGCTCTAAGCTTTTAGGGTTACACCAGTTAGAACCGGCTTTAGCAAAGTATACTTCTATTACACTGCGTATATCATCGTCACCTGCCCACTTCTCTACGGTAAGCACGATGCCTATGTCCACCCATGCTTCCATATCATCTTTATCTACTGTGTGTGGTATTGTAGGAGCGGAGTACCACCACTTTACGAGGTCGCCTTGTTTAAAGGTTGGAACTGATTCTTTTGAAACCATCTCCATAAATACATTTGATTTTTAAATTTCTTCCTTCTTCTTTCTTGGTAGAAGTCGAACTTTTTTGCCTTACGTCGAAAAGATCGTTGTCGGCGCGATTGGAAGAACTGAGCCTTTTTTAATGCACGTCTTTCTCTTAAAGTTAAATTCTTTGTTTGGGAAATCTGAATATTTAAAGGATTATATAACTTTTTTGTGCTGGAATCTGTAGTAGAAATTTTATATAAATTTAAAGTGTTTCCAATTTCTGTATCTACATAATTCAACTTTTTTGATTTATGAAGTTGATTGGTTGTTTGAACAAACTTATTTGCCGTAGCAGAAGTGCTGGGGAGTGACAAAGAGAGCCAAATTATTAGAATCATTAATTTTTTCATGTTTTTAAAATACTCCAGAGTATTGTGTTGTCTATACATAGACAGGTCTTTTATTAAGAGACCTTAATATTTTATTTTTTTCGACTATTTAAGGATGATTTTTCACTCTTTTCAAAATAAGAAAAGCGTTTCAGGGGGAATGGATAATGGAAAGGTTTGTAGTTACTCATGGTTATACGGAATTACATTTGTTAATTTCTGAAATCTTTAAAGATAATAAGAAAGTTGAAGTAGTTATGGATAGAAGAATAATGAAAGACAAGTATAATTATAAACACACGGAATGTCTATTTCAATAGAAATATTTAAAACTGGTAAGTTAGTAAGATTTAAGGAAAATTGGCTTAAAGAAAACCATCATGACCCTGATGTAGAACAATGTCATTTTGGAATTGTTTTAGGGACAGCTACATCGGAAAGTCAGGTACTGTACAAAATATACTGGTTTCCTATTAATAAGATTTTTTATGATGATGATTGGAGAATAGAGGCTTATGAATAATAAACTTAGCTTTATCTGGAGAGTTGTTAAAACCAATAAGAAAGGAAGATTCTTTATTATACCATTCCTTCTATCTTTCTTTTTAGATAAAATATTTTATTTCCTAAGTTTAAGATACTTTGAATCTAATTTAAAGAAAAGAGTATATAAAGCTTATCTTAAGTATAGACTTAGGAAATAGAAATAAGTAATATTATTATATATATTATATATATTATATATAGACAATCGATTTTTATGAAAATTACACAAGCAATTCTAGCTGCTGCTATCGTTTTGAGCGGTTGCAGCGAGGCATTTTTAGAGAAGCCTCAAATTGTTGAAAAACCTCAACAAGCAATTAATGATCCTCCTACTCCAGTTATATCACCAGAGCAATATAAATTAGACTGTCATAGAACAGAATATTATTTCTGTCCTGGTGTTTCCGGTCCTTTGTTTCGAATAGCTATTGTAAAGGATATTTGTAAAGAGCCTGCGGAAGTTATTTCAATCAGCGAGTGTGAAGAGTTCCTTGAATGTGATCCCAGTCAATTCAAGATGGGAGAAGAAGACTGCACCACAGATGCTGGGCTTCCTGGGAAGAAAACAATTTATTGTGACAAAGGATATATCAAAGAAGGTAAGTGTGAGACTGAATGCACTGAGGAAGTGTGCGATGGTATTGATAATAACTGCGATGGATTAATAGATGAAGGACAATTAAACGCTTGTAACGAATGTGGTCCAGAACTTCCTGAGATATGCAATGACATTGATGATGATTGTAATGGGGATACTGATGAAGATTTAATTCGACCTTGCAACACTATATGTGACAACGGTTATGAGCTTTGTGTCGATGGCAGTTGGGGTTCTTGTACAGCTCAACAGCCAGAGTCTGAGATCTGTGATGGCATAGACAACGATTGCGATGGAGCTATTGATGAAGGATTAGACTGTTTGTGTACTATCCAAGATATTGGGACATTATTCCCATGCGAAGAAGATCCTTTGTTGTGTGGTTCAGGATACAAAACATGTGAATGCAAGAACCCTGATTGTAGTAATCTAGGCTTCACTCCTTGCTTCGCTATGTGTTTCTGGGAATTACCAGTGGACCCTAATTGTGATCCTTTTGGAGGCAAGCCGCTTCCTTATGAGCTTTGTAACAATCATGATGACAACTGCAACCAACTTATCGATGAAGACTTATATGAAGTCTGTTACACAGGTCCTCCTGAGACTATGGATGTAGGGATTTGTCAAGCCGGGGTCGCTACATGTTTCGAAGGCTCGTGGGGGAATTATACTGATTCAGGACAGTTTATAGCTGGCTATTGCAAAGATGAAATATTGCCCTTGTTAGAAGACCAGTGCAACGGTGTAGACGAAGACTGTGATGGTAAAGTTGACCAAGATAAAGAAATGCAGGACACTGATATTCTTTTTATTGTAGATTGGTCTGGATCTATGAGTTCAGAAATCGAAGCTGTTTTGATTGCGTTAAACCAGTTCGCCAAAAACTATAAAGATGAATCAGTGATTCAGTGGGGATTGATTGTAGGACCTAGAGTCCCAGCCCAAGCAGGTAATAATAATTATTTAGAATTGGTTAGCGACCTTAACTCTTTCGAAGACTTTATGTCTAATTTCTCGTCATTAGACAAAAATACTATGAACGGACAGTTCGAAATGTTGTATGATGCAGTATACCTTTCTTTGATGGATTTATCAGCGACAGAGCCCTGGCAGTTGGATGAGCTAACCTGGGCAACGATGGTTGGTCAGTCTATTGCAGAATCGATACCTGAGTTAGAAAATTTTAAAGTAAATTGGAGACCAAATGCGAAGAGAGTTATTATCGTATTTTCAGATGAACATGGACAAAGCTATATGATTCCAAAGAATATTTTAGGTGCAAGCTGGAATTCAAATTACGATGGAGTAACACAGAGCATTTTATTAAAAATGATAGCATCTAGTTCAGACACATCAATCTACACATTCACCAATTATACTAGTAAAAACTCCACAATGCCGTTCGGAAAGACCGGTTGGGAGCCATTGGCTGCCGAGTCAGGCGGTAAGTGGTATGAACTTAAGCATAATCCTACAGACATGTACGTCAATCTCATGGAGATAATTGATACGGAAGTTTGCGGAAATTAGGACTACTTATATTCACAAGGAGATTGTAACATGAAGATTACAAAAGAAAAATTAAAAAACCTCATTAAAGAAGAACTACAGAGAACTCTAGAAGTCAACGACGACGACCAAGCGGACGTCGATGCACTTTTTAATAGAGTTCCTGATCAAGCAGTAGATAAAATAGATCGTCCTTTGGAAATTTTAAATTTATTACAACAAGTCTTTAAGAAACTGGGAGCGGAGGACATCCGCAGAGCATCTCCACTTCTCAAGCCTTATTTAAGAAAGATTGTAATTCAACTCGACAAGTGGGACGAAGAAGTTGAACAAGTAGAAGTTGAAAATTAAATAGAAAACCAATTAACCACAGGCAAACTATGGAAAAACTTAATTTTAATTTAGATGTTGAAGAATTAGATAGCGCGTTATGCGAAAGTTGCGGAGGCGGGTATTTTACTCCTTCTTTCATTATCAAGAAAGTATCTGCTTTACAATCCCCCACAGGTCAAAAAATGATGATCCCCATCCAGGTATTCAAATGCAATGAGTGTGGAGAAGTAATTAACACGCTTGATAACTAATTATGTATATGAAAAATCACTGGAAAGCTTTCAAACACGCAATTTTGGAAGGGAGAATTCTTTCTCTCCCTTCTCTACGTGTAAAAGAAGACCTTGATAGAGAGATTTGGGATGAGAAAGATCAGCTTAAGTCTGATATCCGAGAAAAATTACTTGAAATAGCTAATGATTTTTGGAAAAATCAAGATTTAGAACATGTAGAGATTAAAGACATTATCTTTACTGGTTCTTTGGCTAACTATAATTGGTCAAAGTTTTCTGACGTTGACCTTCACATTGTAATTGATTACACAGATGTGAACGAAGATGCAGAATTAGTAAGAAAATACTTCAATTCTATCAAAAGTGTATGGAATAGAGATCACGATATTAGGGTCAAGGACTACGAAGTTGAGATGTATGTACAAGATTACCTTGAGCCGCACGTCGCAACAGGTATTTATTCAGTAAAAAAGGGTGAATGGCTGAAAAAACCAAGCAAATTCAACCCAGAAATTGATTATAAGTGTGTGACAATTAAGGCAAATTGCATTATGGACGAGATTGATGAAATTCAAAGAGACTTTGATGAAGAACAATACGAAAAAGTTCATGAAAAGGCTATCTTTTTGAAAGAAAAAATAAGAAATATGAGGAAATCTGGTCTTGAAACCGGCGGAGCGTTCTCTGTTGAAAACTTGGCTTTTAAAGTTCTTAGAAGAAGCGTGTATTTGAAAAAACTTAACGATTTGAAGCTTATGTCTTATGATAATCTACAGTCTATCAAAGAAAAATCAGAACCCGAGGTTTAAAATGTCTAAAAAAATCACCCCTATGGAGCTTGCTGAGCGCTGGGGCATTGCTTATATTGTAGATGCGAGCAATCACGAAGTGTGGAAAGAAACTTTTATGGCTCTCGGCACCGCAACGGTGTATTTAGACCACAAAGAAAAAGAAATTGAAAAATTATTTAATGAATTAACAGCATTGAGAGAAGATATAGACGTTTATGCAACTGCAATTGAACTAGCATCAAAAAAACATGGCTTTGAGATTGAAGAATTGCTTTTGGAAGCCCAAAAAACTATTTAAATTATGAAATTAACTCAACTTTTAGAAAAATGGAAGAAATTTCTTGCTGAAGAGGTAGTGAACGACCAACTCGAAGAAGAAATTCTCGACGAAGAAGAAGATTTTCAAAAAGCAGTTGAAAAAGGCTATGTAAAAGGTAGAAATAAGTATTTAAAAACAGGACCACAAGACCCTGGACCTGCTTATCCTAAAAAAACTAAAAACACCAGAGCATTAAGCGCTCCAGGACCGTATGGGGGAGCTTAAATGACGATAACAAACATAAAATTAACTAAAAAAATGGAAAAGAAAGTTATTACCCAAACAGGGAGTCATATTGTGAAAGAAGCCAACAATTTAGATGAAGCTTCACTAGATTGGTTAACTAAAATTCCTGTAATTGGCGCACTTTTTGACAAAGAACAAGAAGCTGATGCTACTCAAGGTGAAGGAGAGGTCAGCCCTTCGGATATTAATTCTGTTAACATACCTGTCCCATACCCTGAAGACCAAAAGAAAGATATTTTGAAAAACCCGGAAGTAAAAAAACTTCTTGCTAAATTCAATTATAGTATGGGAATAGACAAATATGCTCATGATTTTGCTAAAGTTCTGGTAAAATATCCTGAACAAGTAGATGAAATAATTGCTCAGTATACGGCGTTATCCGACGTGGAAAATACATATTCTTCTAATAAATTAAAAGATTCTCCTACAGAAGTATCTGTCCAAAACGAACTTATTCCAAAACTTGCTTCAATCTCCAAAAGAGACAAGAGCAAGGTGCAAGCTCTTAAAAACTTGGTAGGAAAGAAAATTTTAAAAATAAATGCCAGAGTTGATATTTCAAAAGATCACATGGTTGATCTCTTAAGAATAAAAAATTTCAGTGAAGAGGAAGTTGAAGAATTACTTAGTACAATGGGCAGCAAAAAAATCGTTAAAGAACAACTCTCCATCGCCAACCTTGCAGAAACAGATGTTGCTGAATTGATTAGTGAAATAAACAAGTTCTATCCTTACGCAAAAGAATATTTGGGTTTTGATAGACCCGTAGAACTAACTTTGATTTCAGACCCAAACAACGCCAAAGACACATTTGGCAAGACGGCTTATTATAGCCCAGCAAACGAACAAATGACTATTTTTGTCGATGGAAGACATCCCAAAGATATTATTAGATCTTTTTCCCATGAACTTGTGCATCATGCTCAGAACTGTCGAGGGGAATTTGATAGAGATTTTAACGTCGGAGAGAACTATATAGAGACAGATGATCATTTGAGAGAAATGGAACGTGAAGCCTATGATAAAGGTAACATGTGTCTTAGAACCTATGAAAGTTACTTAAAAAAGGAGAACAAAACAATGAACGAGCAAACTTTAAGAAAGGCAATTCGCGAAGCCATTAAGCGGGTTGTTGAAAATAAAACTACAGAAGAGGCAGTAGAAGAAACAAATTGTGGCGCTAGTAAGCGCGACTATATGGAAGAAGATACTGTCACTGAAGATAGTGGCGAAGAAGAAGCATGGCACCAATGGAAGAACGAACACGCTGACGATGACCACATCAAAGAGATTGAGCATCACCTCCGCGCTTTAAGAGGCGACCGAGACCACGAGCGTGATGAAGCAGAATACGACCATGACAAATATGAAGATGAAGGAATGGAAGAAGGTGCAGACCAAAACACAGGAATGTCTGGTGTGGGCGGTGACGATGATGATGATACTTATATGGGTCGCTTCAAAAAAGATGCAATTAAAGAAGACGAAGCTTATGTTGCAGATAAAGACCAAGACGAAGTTGAAGATGGACATCGTACAGGAGAGAAGGCTTTTACGACCAAAAAAGGTATGAAAAAGAAAACAACTAACGAAGAAACAACAACTCCTCTTAACGAATCACTCGCTGTTAAAAAAGGACAAATCGTCTTTGACAAATTGGTGAAAAAATGGTGTAAGTAAATGGCTGATTATCGGCTGAGTGGTTACACCACAGAAGCACCTGTAACATTTGCGGGTACTACAAACTCTGGTCATGTAACCAGTTACAATGTTCTATGGAATCCTACTTGGAACGGATTAGGGTCTTTTACTTCACCTTCGTCTGTCATTAAAGTCGGGAGTACCAATGGAGATGCCACGCTTTTAGTCCCAGCTATTTATAGAGCGTTTTTGCAGTTTGAAATTCCTAGCAATTTGTCTAGATTAGGTGATAATCCCCAGTTAAAAATCCGTTGTAATTCCGTTACAGGTGATGGCAGAATTTCTATAGCTAGTATTGATTATACTAATTTTGCGACACCTTGGAATACTTGGACAGGAGCAAATGCTTGGAAATCCGCGTTTAGGACTAATAGTGCTGCTTATTATATTGATGGATCAAATTATTACTACACATTAACAGCCGGGGCTGAATATCACACTTTAACTCTTTCTGCTAACGAGTTGGCTAAATTTCATTGTATGACAAGAAGATATGTCACTATTGCAATATTAGATTACACCTATGACCGAGCCGGAAATCCATTTACTGCACCCTCTGGTCAAAACACATATCTTATCGACGGTCCTTCTGATTCCAAGCCTCCTGTCCTTGTTCTCCGTAAACCTTGGTTTATAAACGATAGAGGTGATGAGTTCGCCGTCGAAGGTGATTTTACCATTAGAGCGTTCGAGGTAGGAGTCAATCAAATTGGAAGAAGTGTTCCTCAACTACCATTCAGTACAGCTATAAAAGGTCCAATCTCTTTAAGAAAGAAAAATGTTCCTTATAAGGTAACAACTTAATACTTATAATATATAATATTATCAAGAGGATAATTCAATGCAAATAAATAGAGAAGAATTTTTACAAGAAATGAAGTTAAGACAACTGATTAGAGAGCATATCTCTGTCGTTATGAAAGAAGAGCAAGAGATTCTTAAAGAAGAAAAACAACTTCGCTCTATTATTCGCAATCTTATTATGGAGCAGGGAGAGTATAAACCTACAACAACCGCCGAAGCCGCCGCAGATAGAGCACTAGAAGCAACCACCACACAAGTTTATGATGAGGTGGGTCTCTTGATGGAACCGGAGGAGAAACAATCTTTTGAAGACCATTTTTTAAAATATCTAAATGATTTTTTTGAGGAGCAAGACACACAAGAACCAAACAAACTTCGAGAACAAGAGGAAATTAACATTTCCGTACAAGATGATGATGAGCTTGAAACCGAACCTGCTATGATTCCTCCTGAAGATGAAAGACCTTCCAAAGAAGAGTTGGAAGATGAAGAGAAGAAAATTCCCGGTAAAGAATATGAAGGCTCGGATTTCACGGGAAAAGAATACGCCGACCGCGCTTGGAAGAGTGTAGAAAAACAAATAGGCAACTATTATTCTCCACTTACAGGTGATACGAGACAAAAGTTTAAAGATTTAATGATTGCAAACTACCAACAATATTTACAAAATTGGATGTCTGATGAAAGCGAAGTCGCTCCAATCTAATTAAGTCTTTAATTTTTAGAACAATGGTTTTATAATCCCTATATGGAAGATAAACAATTTAGTTCTATTGCGGCTCAATTGCGGAATGAACATCGCTCTAACGATGAGTTTGAAATCATGCTTCAAAACTTAACCCTTGAAGAAATGATTTCATTAAAGTTGGAACTATCTGCGAAGACCACCAACAAGAAGCTGTTTGGCTTTAACTTGTGGAAATCAATACCAGATATTACTCGCTGCGCTGTTTTAACTTACGCTCACAAAGCAGCCAAGACCAAAAGCGAAGCTGCTTCTTTTCTTGGAATCTCTATGTACGAGTATTATCTCTACATTAATCGATACCTAGACATTAAACAAACCAACATCTTTAAACCAAAAAAATGAAAACTTTAGATTTACATAATGTGCGTCATAAAGATGTTATTCGCCAAGTTGAAGATTTCCTAGCATGGGAAGAACTGCCAGCTAAAATCATAACTGGCAACTCTGATAAAATGAAACAGCTAGTTATTAGTGTAGTGAAAAGATATAAACTTTTTTGTCATTACGAAAATTTGAGTAATCCTGGTTGCTTGGTAGTAACAAGGACAGACATTTAAAGGAACAAGATGGACCTCTGGTCAAACGGCTCCCACGAAAAAACAACTTACGAAGATATTCTAAAAGAAATAGAAGAGCACTCTTCCAAAGAAGGACAAGTATATATTGGGACTGACAGTCATATTGTAAAAAAAGAATGTATTTACTCTACTGCTATATGCCTCCACGGAGCAAATGACCAGATCGGAGGACGTTATTATTTTAAACGAACCCGCTTCAAGGTAACAAAATTCCCAACTCTTATGGAGAGAATCACATATGAAGTTGAGAACACAGTAAACACTGCTTTAAATATCTTAGGACAATGCCCTGCTGTGAACATCGAACTTCATTTAGATATTTCTGCTTCCGATAAAAAAGAAGCAACAAGCAGATTCTCTGATATGTTGGTTGGATATGCTAAAGGAGTTGGCTTCCCTTGTAAAATAAAGCCAGATGCTTTCGCAGCTACATCTGTAGCAGACAAACATAATAAATAAAAAAAGACTTGAAAACTTAAGGGTTTGTTATTATACTTAACGTAAGTTCTTTAAAAACATGGGGGTGAACAGGTTTTGACATTGTGTTGAAGCATTTCTGTGCAAGGCTGTGATGAATGAAGGCACAGTAAAAAACATTCAATTTTTTAAACGCCAACGATAATGTGGAGTTGAATTACGCACAAGCTGCGTAGTTCTGGGGTTGTTGCTGACCTTATTAACCAATAGCGACTAAGAGGGTGGTTCCTCTGACATTACAATAAACCATAATGGCTCCCTGCTTATAGCAGGTGGATATCCGAGACTGCATAGGATAAGGGATATTGCAGATTATTTTGCTGGTTTAGAAAAACTAGATAACCTTGTGAATGACAGAAGTAGAGAGACATATTGGACTCGGGTTCGACTCCCGACACCTCCACCAACCCACGCCACTTTAGTTCAGCAGATCGTCAGTTCGACTCTGGCAGGTGGCTCTAACGGAGAAAAAATGACAACAGAAGAATTATTATGGATATTGATTGGGATTAACTCAGCTTCTTTTCTATATTTTAACTGGCGCCTTGCATTGCACAGTACGGTAGTAAAAAATATGGTGAAAGAACAACCTAACTTGACAAACAAACCAAAGAGGAAATAATATGTTTAGTACGCTTGATTTTTTAATTATCTGGTGTTCAGTCGCCATCCCCATGTGGTCTGGAGCTTTATACCTTGGTAAAAGATTGGATAGAATGTCTGATAAAATAAGTAACATGAATAAGCTTACAGCGTGTGGAAAACCAATTAAATCAAAGAAGGTGATTCGTGGCAACAACTAATGAGATCTTAAGAGAGCTTAAACAAAGTTTTCCTGCCGTTTTAAACAAGCTTCCTAGAAACCCCAAGAAATCGCTCATTAAAGCCGTTTGTATTAAATCTGGGGTCATTCATAGTATCGACGAGAGAGTTGCCTTAAAGAGGGCATTAGTTAGTCGTAAAATCGATTTTAAACCTGATAGTCCAACCTATGAACTAGTTAGTCTTGCAATGAGCAAAAAGCTCAACTTTGACAGCATAGGATGAAACACAATGAAAAATCTCTCCAAGAAAACAATTCTCTTGGCAATTGTTATGATGATAGCAGGCATTATGATGATGGCAGGAGCCTTGATTTCTTTCGCGGAAGCGAAAGCTCCCAAATCCAAATTCTATGACTTCTCCGATCAGCTCATCGATGGTGAGATCAAGAAGCCAACAGCGCTCTACACTGACGCTCGTACGCAGGTGAAGTTTGAAAGATTACTAAAACTAAAGAAAAGTTTTATACCTGCTCTGTTGAATACAAGCAAAGACCCAGTTTTTAAATAAGGAAATAAAATGATTGAAGAAGTGAAAGAAGTACAAAAGCCTGGTCCCAAGTGGACTCTTAATAAAACGTTCCCTACTTATGAGGGAGCTACCAAACAAGTAGAAATACTCAAAAATAGTTTTACGGAAAACAAACAAGAAAACATGCAAACTAAAATCCGCCGCAAAGCGAATGACACCTTTCTTGTAAAGTACCGTAAAGACCCAGCGTTTGCAAAGGAGACTAAAAATGGGAGTGGTAACAAAAAAAATAAAGGAAATTCAAAAAAAGGAAAAACTGACACTGGAACAAGTGTTTAAGAAGTATCCGCATTTAGCTGCACTTCAACATGAAGAAATCTTAGCCGAACAAGAAGCTAAGGAAAAGATTGAAGAGAGTAACAAAAAGAAAAAGTTACTCTTGAGTTGATTTAAGATGTTCTTGGAATGATTCTTCATCAATACCCATTAACTGTCTAACCTGTAACCTTATTTGTTCTTTGTGCTCATCGGCTGCATTAGCCCAGACCCACGCGGTTGTGCTTTGCAGCTTTTTTATTTTCTTGTTAGTTTCTACGATATTGTTTTTTATTTTTTGCCTGAGTTCAATTGTGAGCTTGGGCATTTTTATTTCAAGTTCTGAAGCAATCTTCATTATCACCATCCAATCATTTTGGTTTATAGCTTCAGTCGCTTTGTTAAATGTGTCAACCAAATCTTCACTTCCGGCTCTGTCAGGATGAGTTTTCATGGCGATCTTTTTATATATCTTGTAAAGTTCTGGGTCTCTATCTTTTCTTTCTTTTAGTTCTTTTATCTCTTTTTTAGGATCACCTTCAACCGATGTTTCTGGTTCGACCTGGATTGTAGGTTTTCTTGCTTTAAAATTAATTTCTTTTTCAAAGTCTTGTTTGAATAAATCATCGTAGATTGAAAATAACTCTTGTGACTCTTTTAAAAAAGTTTGAGAAATCCTCATTTCCATTTTTATTTTCTTATTTAGGATTTCTTCGTTCATATTTAGTAAGTATTCTCCATTGGATATATATTTAAAGATAGAGACACTAAGCAGCATCTGCAAAGGAATAAAAAAAAATGAACGACTTTACGTGGTTATCTAAAGAACAAGAAAATAATATTTTTGATGATGGGTTCGACAATAGCTCTTCTTCTTCAAAAAACAAATTAGAGGTACTCAACAATAAGATTTATTTTTATTGCAACGTGAATCACGTCAACAACCTCCATCTAAACAAAGAACTCAAGACTCTTGAATGTAAATTGATTACATCAAAAGAACTTTTAGAAACAGATACAACAGCCCCTATTCATTTGCATATTAGTTCTTATGGCGGCTCGGTTTTCGCAGGGTTTTCAACAATTGATTACATTCTTAAGTCAAAAGTTCCCGTAACAACGATTATCGATGGATGCGCCGCCTCCGCTGCTACTATGATGAGCATTTGTGGCTCTACAAGATTAATGCACGAACACGCCTTTATGTTAATCCATCAGCTTTCTTCGATGTCCTGGGGCAAATACGAAGAGCTTAAAGATTCAATGCAGAACAATGATTTGTTAATGGACACAATAAAGAATCTTTACATTGAAAGAACAAAGATTCCTAAAAAAGAACTAAATGAAATGTTAAAGAGAGACCTTTGGTGGGATGCCAAAACATGCTTAAAGTACGGTTTGATTGACGAGATTATATGAAAACAATTTACATGTTTGATGTTGATGGGACATTAACACCCGCCCGTCAAAAAATGAAATCTAGTTTTAAGAAATTTTTCTTAGAATGGAGTCAAGATAAGGTTTATTACCTTATTACCGGCAGTGATATAAAGAAAACTAGATTTCAAGTTCCTTTTGAAATAATGGACAATGCTAGAGGAGTCTTCACATGCATGGGTAATGTACTTCATATTGACAATGAAAAAGTATATGAAAACAAATTTGAGCCGTCTGATCGTCTTTTAACTCATTTAAAAAGGTTTTTAGATAAAACAGGATATGTCTTAAGAACCGGGAACCACATCGAGCACCGCCCAGGTATGATAAACTTTTCTATCGTAGGGAGAAACGCTTCACACATGCAGAGAGAAGGATATTATACTTACGACTGTCGCTCTAAAGAAAGAGAAGAAGTCGCCAACTTTATTAATGAGAATTTTGAAGATGAACTCCAGGCTTCAATCGGCGGCAAAATAAGTATAGACATATATCCCATAGGAAACCACAAAGGTCAAGCGTTTCAATGGATTCTACACAAGTTCGGGGAAAACCGGGTTCATTATAAGTTCTTCGGTGACCAAGCCCAGCCCGGAGGCAACGATTGGGACTTAGTAGAAGAAATGAAAAAGCTAGACGTAGAACATTCTTACTATTGCGTAAAAAGCGAACGTGAAACGTTTTCTATTCTTAAAAGATTATCTTCTTCTGAAGACATTATTTAATCTTAATATCTAAAAGATGATCTTTGGTATCAAAAGTACTGTCTTTTTGAGTTCCATCTACCTCTAAAGAAACTCCCTCCGGCACATGAAATGGCGTGTGCTTATAAATATAGTTGATTAGTTGAGGGTGCGTCGGACCAAACGAAAGATGATGAAATCTTCTATGAACCGAATGAATCATACCAACTAGTTTTCCTCTTTCGTTGAACAAAGGAGAACCAGATGAACCACCTATAGCTGGCACAGTATAAAGAGAAAACCCCCACTTATGCCCAGAGTATCGTCCTTCTAAGACTGGCGCGGTCTGAACGTTAAACATTCCCACTGGAGCCGCAATATTATAGATTTTATCTCCAATTACAGGAGCATCGTTTCTCTCTATTTTTACTGGAGCCTTATCAAACCCGCCAGCATACAATATACAAGTATCAAGTTTATTATTGATATTTATGGTCTTGGTATCGTGTTTAACTCCATTCATATCAATAAGAAAAGTTTTCTGCTTTACTTTGGCGTTACCTCCTAGATCGTTTAAGATAGCACTAGGATCGCAGCTATGTCCTGTTGTCAGGATATAAGAACCGTGAGGATATGTTCTTACGATCGACCCACTGGAAGTCGCTCCTAATTTAAAGTTCATACAGGTATTATCTACACATTTTGTTACATCGTAAGTTGCTACTACCTTTACAAAAGAATCGAAAGGAAGCTTCTGTTTTAAAGCAAAATATCCATTAAATGTCCCACCACAGGATGGTAAAAATATTAATGAAATCATCAATATAAGGTATTTTAAACTATTCATCGTCGTTTTTCTCCTAGTAAAAATAACTAGAACCTATTTTGTTTTCTATTTACTAATATAAGGATTATCTATGAAAAAAACATATGTCTTTGATACAAGTGCCATTTTGGCTGACTATAAATGTATCTATGAATATAGCAAAAATGATATTGTAATCCCCTTTAAAGTGCTCGAAGAAATTGATTCTCACAAGAAACGACAAGATGGCGTCGGCTATAATGCTCGCATGATTATTCGTGAGTTAGATTTGTTACGAGAAAAAGGCAATATCCACCAAGGTGTTAGAATAGAAAAAGGGAAAGGTCTTCTCTCTATCCGAGGATACGATAAAAATTTACTTCCCGATG